TCCCAGCTCGAGAAGAGAAAGTTTTCATCCCACCCGCCTATGGCTTGCCATGCTGCGCGGGGTGCGGCCACGCACCAGCCTTCAAGATATTCATAGCCATGGTTCTCCATAATCTTGGGGCCGCAAATTGCGCCCTCGAAATATGGGAGAATGCCTGAGAATGGCCCCTTGCAGCGCACGTCGTTGCTGAGCACGACAGTCCAGTCCGTGTCCCGTGCAATGCGCTTGGCCCGATTGATTGCGGCGGCATAGCAGAGGCGTGGCGTTCTGTGAATCCACGGCGCAGCGGGATATGGCTCCGCACTGGCGTTATCAATCACGACAATGCACGCGTCCGGCTCATATGCCTGAACTTGTCTGATGAGCGGGGCGGTATACTTTTCCCACCCGTCGATTCCGATGATGAGCACGGCAGTGCTAAGCATTGGGCACCTCGGCGGGCGATTGCAATTCCCAATCATTCGCCAACTTTGTCATGAGTGGCGCCCACTGCTCGCGCACGATGGTGTCCCAGTCATACTCGGCATGGATGGCTGCGCTCACCTGCTGGCGCTGTTCCATCGGCCATGCATCCCCATTCGCGTGCCACTCTTCGTAGAGGCTTTCCAGCGCCGCCGTGATTCCAGGCGCGGAGGGCCACGCCTGCCACGCATTCATTGGCGTCCAGACCATGTCGGCGGGCGCGACCTTATAGCCCCACCGCACAAGTTCCGGCATGGCCGAGAAGTCAGTCACGATCACCGGAGCGCCGCAAGCCTGCGCTTCTATAATGGGAATGCCAAAGCCTTCCGCCATCGCAGCGCCCATGAATGCGTCGGCAGAGTTGTAGACGAGCGCCAGATACTCGGCTGGAATGCCCATTGCATTCTTGTAGCGGTCTGGGAACATTGTCTTCTTTTCAATGCCCAGCGCCGTGGTCAGCGCAGCGAAGTCCACGCCGCCATACATCTGCGTCGGCTCTGTATGAATGTAGAGTTTGGCATTCGGCTTGTTCTCGGCGAACTTGGCCCACGCACGCAACTGCACCTGGAATGCTTTTCTATCGGGGAATCCCTTATTCGCTGCCACCATCACCGTGAGGTGGCCTGGATTGTCGAAGTTGCGCCGCTTGAATTCCGCAACGCGCTCCTGATCTTCAAGTACCTTAAAGACGCTTGGCTCAATCCCATGCGGGATATAAGTGTTCGGCACACCTGCTGCCTCGAGCATATCGTGTCCCCACTTGGCATAAGTGAGCGGCATGTATGCTCCCTCAAGCGAAGAAAGCACAGCCTTCGGCACGGGGTCGTGGTCGATTGGCAACCACGGGATCCAGAACGCCGGATGCACCTTGCGCGCCACATCCTTCTGCACCCATACATCAATCAGAGTGATCACCACATTGGCTTTGTGATCTTTGGCATGCGCCTCAATGATGTCGTTGCCGTACGCGTCGCTGCCTTGCGGGTAGATTTTATGCCCATTGACATTGTGAATCCCCCCCTGGAGGCCATACCATGCGAACATGGCAATGGCCTCAGGAGAACCAATTTCGGGGAGTTTTGCGAGGCGTGGCAAAAGGGAGCGTCCTTGCACGCCATAACCGCTGGCAGCCCAGAACGCGTTACTGGAATATAAAATCCGAAGATTCGACATTAGCCCTCCCAGGCTTGCTAGATTCTCTGCTCTTCATTCAGCGCGATGCAATCGCAGCGCACCGCCGTCTGCCACATTTCGTCGTTGTTGACGCCTACCACCTCCCAGGTGCGCGATTGATATGAAAGCCTGTCCTGCGCCGTGACATCCGTGCCCGTGGGGAAAGTTGCATTCCAACGCGTCTCTGCGGCCACCCGCTCGCCCGCTATGAATTCGCTGCGAAGATTGTTCTGCGGATAGATGCGCCCGATTGCCGTTCCCACGGCGGCCCACGATTCCGTGAAGCCGCCCATGCTATCGCGCGCCAGCGTATGGCGTTGGATAACCACAGTGCCAGGCATGGCCTGTTGCTGCATGCCACGCATCCATGCGAGATCACCAGTCGTAATCACGGCGCACCCGCACATCATCCCGGTACATGGTCACGCTGCGCGCAGCCTCCCCACCAAATGTCGCCTTGCTTTCCGCTCTCTTTGCCATATCCGTGTACTGCGCGATAAGTTGCGAAGCCTTGAAGGAAGCGCCGTCAGCCGAGAAGTCAAAGCGATCCGCCACGTGCGCCGCCTTCTGTCGCCAAATATCGGCAGCGGCTCCATAAAGGTCATAGGCACGCGCCGTCAGCATGAGCGTGCTGCCGCCAGTCGATGATGCAAACGAATAGCGCCCTCTCTCATAATCAGCCGTGTAGAGCGCCGTCCCCACGCGTGCGCCCGTTCCGTCGCGCAGGTAGTGGATCACCGTTCCGCCTGTGGTGTTTTCCAGGTCGCGCCATTGGGATTCATAGATAAGATATTCCACCGTGCCGCCGCTGTTGACGGTAGGCACGGTGGAAAGCACTTCATCGGTTACTTCGGCGCGGTTGCGGTCGAGCGCCGCCTGAATCTGGTCATCAGTCCAGTACGTGGTCGCGCCCGCCACATAATCGGCGCTTCCCGCTGACGTGAGGTCACGTACACGTTGAATGAGATTGGTCATGCCCGTGCGCGCCGCCATGCGTTAGATCCCCTGCGTCCACTCGACAATCACAGTCCAATCGCCAATCGCCACGGTGCCCGTCTCGTCATACTTCACAAGCAGCACCTGCCCTTCGGTGAGTTGCTCTGAGCCGGAGGTGAAGGCGAAAGTCTCCTTTTTCTGCGCGACCCAGCCGGGCGCTGTGCCGCTGGCCGGCGTTCCGCCCAAGGCGGCGCTGATTCCAGTGGTTGCCGTGCCCGCCGTGCCGCCATTCAGGAATTGCAGGCTGAACCAGTTGGCCGTTCCTGCCGCTAGCGTGGTGGACGCAAAGCCATAGGCGTTCAGCAGCTTCGCACCGCCGCGTGGCGCAACAAGGATCGGAATCGGCATGTCGGCGGTGACGGAACTATTGAGCGTGGTGAATCGACTGTTGTATCCGGCGATGCTCATGATTCCCCCTTATGCCGGCGCCGTGGCGTCTGCGATAATGCCAGCGCCGAAAGTGTCGCGCACAATGCCCACCGCATAGCCGGCGGTGACGTTCAGCTCGTCGGCGCGGGCGCTTGCATCGCGCTGCGCCTCGAAGCGCACGGCGCGCCGTGTGTCGAGCATGATCGCCGGCTTTGCGAAGACGCCCGCCCATGCATCGTCGGAAGCGACAGTGCCCATGTTGCTGGAAGTGTACCAGCGTGCGCCGAGCATGTCGGACACGTGGTAGTCGCGCAGCGCCTGGTTTGCGATTTCGCTCGCCACGAGGTTGGTCGTCGGCTTACCCAGCTCGAGCCACAGGTCGTACCAGTGGTAGGGGTGCAGCACAACGCTAAGTCCGCCATACTGCAAAGCCTGGGCGTTCTCGAGGCGCGTGATTGCCGCTGCGAAAGTGCTCAGTGTCGCGGCGCTGCCCGCCGTGCCCAACGAGTTCGCGCTGAAGGATGCGAAGAGCGCCATCAAGTCCTTGTCAATCTTGGTGGCAATGGCCGCGCCCAGCTCGCGCTCGGCGTCCATTTGCGCGCCGTCCGGGTCGGTCTCCATTGCCCTGTCGGTGAGCACAACTTGCGCGATAATTTCGCCGGGTGTCAGCGTTGCCACCGATGTGCGACCGAAAGTGGTGGGCGATGCATAATCGGAGTTCTCGGCGACAGTCACCGCTGTGATGGCGGGGCGAGTCGGCATGACGCGATTCATCCATCCGGTTGCGCTGCGATTGTCCACGAGGGGAGGCATGATGCTGGTCTCCCGCGCTACGAACATCGCCCGCTCGTAGATCGTGTTGAACAGACTGTTGAGGTCTGTGGTGTACGTGATTGCCATGCTAGCCTCCGAAAAGCGTTGAGCGTGGCGCACCGCTGAAGTAGCGGTTGCGCAATTCCTGTTCCGTGTCCCCATTGCTGGTTATTGCGCCGGGGCGCACCTGTGCGCCCTTGCCTGCGCCGGCGAACTTCGAGAGCGCCTCAAGCGCCTTCTTTTCGTCGGTCACATCGATTTTGCTCAGGTCGAGCATGGCAATTAGATCGGGGTCTACCCCGGCCTTGACGGCCAGTCGAATCACTTGCGCCAACTTCTGTGCCTGTTCCGCCTCAGTGGCCTTCGCTGCAAGGTCTGCCTGCAACTTTGCCAGTTGATCGCTGAGCGCCTTATTGTCGCCAGCCTGTGCCTGAAGCGCGACGAGCGCCGCTTGCGTCTCCTTGAATTGCACGCGCCACTTGGCGGCCTCGGCATTCAGTTTGGAAATTTCCTTCTCGGACGGCGTTTCTGCGGGGGCTGCCGGGGTCACCGCGGGCACTACCTGCGGCATTACCGGTTGTGTGCCACTATCGCTGGCAGGCTCCTGGCCGCCGCTGGGTACGCCGTCAGGTGCCTGCACCCATCGGCGCGCGAACCAATCAAAATACATGTCTAGCCCCGTTTCTGAAAGTCC